GCAGGCGGAGCAGCGAGGGCTGGCTGACATCTTTGGTCGCCACGAAGCTTAATCGTTGGCGGGCGTCGAACAGCAAATCGATATCTTCCGTTGCGGTCAGTCCGGGGTCGATGCGAACGCCGGCAACCGCCTCGTAGGCGTAGATTGCGTTTGTGCCGAGAACCCTGATTCCCGATCCCAGCAAACCGGCTTCATCGATCGCTCGCAGGATCTTCGCCCCGGCGAGCGGCACACGACCGAGACCTAGCGCGCGGTTTACTGCGGCTTGTCGGGCCATGACCGTTTTCAGGTCCTTCAAACGTTGCCGCCCATCCAGCCGGCCGCGATCGTATGCGAGCTTTATCGCCTCGGTTTCCTTCGATTTATGCCCCAGCGACGTCTGGCGGCGGATGCCGGATTTGCCGTAGTAGCTGCGGACCAAGTAATCGCGCCCGTGGATGTTTTTCCAACCCATGGAGCCGCGGTGGTCATCATTTCGTTGAACAGCCTCGCGAAAGGCGGCGTAGCGCTGCTGCGTGTTGATCGCCTCGCGCCGTTGATCGCCGTTAAGCTCTTGAAAAACAACGTTTTCCACAACTTTGTCCGTTGGGCCTTCTAAGTGTGGAAAATAGCATTTAATTATTAAAAATCAATATGTTCCACAGTTAAGTATAAAATCGGCAAAGACTGTGGAAACCGGCATTCGAGTGCAGCTCAAGGGAGGCTGAAAATTGAGCCTGGACATCGACCAAACCGTTGATCTTTCGGCAGCGCGCCTGGTCCGGCTCGCCGGCCGCGACTTCTATATAGCGCCGCTGTCGCTACGGCAGATTCTGGCCATTGCCGATCACGTGCCGAAGCTCTCCGGCATCACGGCGGAGACCATGAGCGGTGAGCGGCTCACACCGCTCGCTGAGGTGCTCTGGCAGGGCCTGCGCCGCGCGCACCCCAAACTCACACGCGACGAGTTCCTCGATTTGCCGATCCCGCTCGGCGAACTGGTCGCTGCGCTGCCGGTGGTGATCGAGCAAGCCGGCGGCAAAAGGATCGAGGCTGTCGTGGGGGAAATCTAGGCGACGAGCGTTTTGAGACGGCCGCGTGGGGCGCGCTCGTCGCCGACCTGGTTCTCGACCTGAATTGGACGCGCGACCAAGTGCTCGATCAGGTCGATCTGCCGTTTCTCGAAGAGCTGCGCCGGGCGTGGAGCGAGTGCCCACCGTCGCGCCGGCTGCTGGCTGCCTCCCTCGGATTTAAGCCGAAGCCGCGGCCATCGACGGATTATCGCGAACTGCTCGCCATGTTCCCAGGTGGCGCCCTCAAGTAAAGATCGGAGTGTTCCGCATGGCCAACGACAATCAGGTCGAGATCCGGTTTGGTGCAGATACTGGTGAGTTTTTTGCCGGAATCGCCCGCGTCAACCAGGCGCTGAGCGACCTCGCGGCGCCGATCAAGGTCCTGCGTCAGACGCTTGCCGAGCAAAAAATCCTGCTCAACGCCGAGGTCAGTCAATTCCAGATTACACAGAACCAGAAGTTTGCGCTGCTCGAGGCGGAAACGCGGAAGGAATACGAAGCCGAGCTGGCAATGCTCAATCAAAAACTCGCATTGGGTAGCTTGGACTTGGCGCAACGGGCAAAAATACTGGATAAGAAGGCGGAGCTGGCGATCAAGTACAACACCGACATGATTCGCCTCGACGAGCAGGCGATCGCGGCGCAGCAGCGCATATGGACCTCGGCGTTCGGCTCGATCGAGACGGCGTTCAATTCACAATTACGCGGCCTTCTCGCCGGCACCACGACCTGGTCGCAGGCGTTCAAGAAGATCCTCGGCGACCTGATCATTAAGTTCATCGAGATGTGTGAAACCATGGTGGTAAAGTGGGCCGCGGCGCAACTGGCACAGACCACGGCGGCGACCACCGGTGCGGCAGCGCGCGCGACGGCCGAGCAGGGGGCTGCCAACGCCGGCGTCCTCGCCAACGCCGCGACCGCCATCAAGGCGATCATGACCGATGCCGGCCAGGCGTTCGCCGGCGTGTTTGCCTTTCTGGCGCCCACCATGGGGCCGGCGGCGGCGGGGCCAGCCGCGGCCGCGCAGGCCTCGGTGTCGGCGGCGGCCATCTTCGATGTCGGCACCGACTACGTCGTGCGCGGCGGGCTTGCCTTGATCCATCCCGGCGAGACCATCATCCCCGCCGCGCGCGGCTCCGGACCATTCTCGGGCTCCGGTCTTGGCGCACAGGTGCATGCGCCGGTGAGCATTAGCGTGGCGGCGCTCGACGCGCAGAGCGTCAAGCGGTTTTTCACCGACAATTCGAGCCACATGCTGCGCGCGATCAACGACGCGGTGAAACGCGGCGCGCATCTGGGGCTGCGCGGGGCGCGGTCCTGACGGAACCCGATCGCTCGCTCGTCCGGTGAGAGCAGCAAAATCATGTCCTACATTCTCGGCGTCAATCTGTTGCCGTCGACGGGTGAGTTCACTTACGACACGATTCCGTATCTGGGCCAGCGCGTCACCGAGTCCACGCTGACCTCGATCAATCGCTACGCCAATGGCGGCCCGAATGCGGGTACGGGGACCGTCACGGATTACTCGATCGCGATCGATAATCTGCAGGCACAATTTCCTGGCTGCACCACGGTATCGCTTGTCGTTTCGTGGTTCGGCAATTCGACCGATGTCACCGCCTGCCAGGTCTATCCGTCGACCACCTACATCAACGGCGGTTTTCGGCAGGCGTCTGGGGTGTCCGATGTCTGGCGCTGCTCGGGGCTGACGCAGTCGTCTTCAGGTCTCATTCCAATCCCGCAGAGTGGCGGCGCTTTCATCTACGGCGGCACGCCGTCGGATCAGTCTTTGGTGCGTTGTATCGGCGATCTGAAATCGCGCGGCCTGCGTGTGGTGTTCTACCCGTTCGTGCTGATGACGGCGAGCGGCGAGCCGTGGCGCGGGCGCATCACTTACAACGGAACAGATGTTTCCAGCGCCGCGACCACGGCGATTAACGACTTCCTCGGTCCCGCCGCGACTTCGCAGTTCACGCGCGATACCATCAACTTGACCGTGGCGTATGCGGGCTCAGCCACCGACTACACCTACCGCCGCATGATTCTGCATTACGCCAATCTGTGCGTGATTGCCGGCGGCGTCGACCTCTTCCTGCTCGGCTCGGAGTTTCGCGGGCTGGAAATCATTCGCGGGCCGGCCTGGACCAAGGCGGGCACCACCGGCAGCGACGGCAAGGCGACGTGGGACTATCCGTTCGTCGCTGGCCTCATTCAGCTCGCCGACGACGTGCGCAGCGTGTTCGACAGCGCGGGCCTCACCAAGGACACGGCGAACCTGCACAATCTGATTACCTATTCGGCCGACTGGTCGGTGTGGATGGGCTATCAGGTCGCCGCACGGCCCTAATACCGAATGGGTGCCGCAGTCGAAATCGATCGCATTTGCCGAATATGGCTTCCCAGCGTGCGACCGCGGCACCAATCAGCCCAACGTGTTCTACAGTGCGGCGTCGGTCGAAAGCGCGACGCCGTTCTGGTCGATCTGGGATCCGAGCGAGAGTGCCGCGGGTCGGTATTGGCCGCGCCGCGACGACACGCTGCAGCTTTTGGCGCTCCAGGCCGTCTACGAATACTGGGTGACCGACGGGCACAACGAAACGTCGGCGGCCGGCGTGCCGATGATCCAGACCGCGTTCATGTCGGTATGGAATTGGGACGCGCGGCCGTTTCCGATATTTCCACAACTGAGCGGAGTGTGGGGCGACGCCGGCGACTGGCCGGCCGGCAACTGGGTCGGCGGCAAGGGACCGTTCCTAGAGCCGCTCGTGCCAAGCGCTGCCGATACTCGGTTGGTCGGTCAAGCTCGCGCCGAAGTTTGCGACTGGCGTAGCGCTGCATGCGTCAGGCCGGGAACTGCGCGCTGCAAGATACGCAAGCCCGCTGTGGGCGATCGAGCTGAATTACGATCTGTTGCGTATGGCCGCGCCTGAGCACGAGTTGCAAACGATCCTGGGTTTTTTCGAAGAGTGCCAAGGTGAAAATGCGTCGTTTTATTTCGAGCCGACGGCGCTGTCGCCTGCATCCGCGCAAACGCTCGGCACCGGCGACGGTACGACCACGACGTTCTCTTTCACTGTGACGATGGGCGGCGGGGTGATCGCGCCGGCCAACATCGACACGCCGCCGAATATCTATCTCGACGGCGTGCTGCAATCCGGTGGCTACACGGTCGCGGTGAATCCGCTGGCGCCGACTGTGACTTTCGCCACCGCGCCGGCATCGGGTGTTGCTGTTAGCGCGGACTTTCACTGGTACTTTCTGTGCCGCTTCGACGATGACAGCGCCGACGTCGAGGAGTTCCTGGCGCAGCTTTACGCGCTGCAGTCGCTGCGGCTCCGGACAGTTCGATGGTGATGAAGTCTCTCCTCGCTGGAGAGGCGAGGAGAACGCCGTATGACCAACCCGCCGTCGCTGCCGAGTCTCGCCGGATTGTCGTGGTCGCGGCACAAGAAGCCGGGCTTTTCCACACGTGTCGCCTCCCACGTCTCCGGCCGTGAAGTGCGCGTCGCCTTGATGAGTTATCCGCTGTACGAGTTCGAGGCTGTCTATAACGGGCTCGCCTCGTCGGCGACGCCAAGTTTCACCGGACTCGGCGCTGCGAGCCTGCAAAGCCTGATGGGCTTTTTTCTGCAGCTGCAGGGCCAGTTCGGAACCTTCCTCTACACGGATCCTGACGACACCGCCGTCATCGGGCAGGCGTTCGCAACCGGCAATGGCACGACGACGGCATTCACGATCGAGCGCTCGCTGGGTGGATTTCTCGAACCGGTCGGTTGGGTGACGACGTTGTCGAAAGTCTATTTGAACGGTGCGCCGCAGGCGAGCGGCTACACACTGACCGCGTCGAACATACTGACCTTCACGTCGGCGCCGGGCTCCGGCGTCATCGTCTCGGCCGACTTTGCGTATGCGTTCAACTGCCGGTTCCTCGACGACCAAATGGACTTCGAGGAATTCATGTCGAACCTCTGGAAGCTCGACAGCATGAAATTCCGCAGCGTGAAGCCATGAAGCCAGCGTCTACGGCTCTCATCACCTATCTCAACAACGCGCGCGCCGATCCGGATGTGCCGCTGTTGATGACAGACACATTTACGTTCACGCTCGCATCCGGCCTGGTTCTCTGTTACACCAACGCCGACGTGACGTTCACGTACAGCGGCAACACGTATCTGGGCAATTCGATCCTGGTCGATGGCCTCAAATACAAGGCCGCGATCGGACTCGAAGTCGACCAGCAACAGATCACGATTGCGGCGCGGGCAACCGATACCATCACCGCCGGTGCGCCGTTCCTGCAAGCGTTGCGCGATGGCGCGTTCGATTTTTGCCAGGCCCTGCGGCAGCGTATCTTCTTCTCCGACAGGATCGGCGGCACGGCGATCGGCGCGGTCACCCTGTTCAAGGGCCGGCTTGGCGTGATCGACGAAGTCGGGCGGACCAGCGCCAAGCTCAATACCAACTCGGACCTGGTGCTGCTCGACATCGACATGCCGCGCAACGTCTATCAGCCGACGTGCCTGCACACGCTCTACGATTCCGGCTGCACGCTGGTCAAAAATGCCTTCGGCATCAGCGGTACAGCCGGCTCGGGATCGACCGCCTCGACGATCAACTGGTCGGGAGCATCGCTGAATTTCCCGCAAGGTTCGATCACGTTCACGTCCGGCGTCAACGCCGGGGTGACAGCGACGGTGGGCTCGGCTGTCGCCGGCACCTCGCTCACACTGCTCTATCCGCTCGAAAGCGTGCCGGCGGTGGGCGATGGCTTCACCGTTTATTTCGGCTGCGACCACACGCCTGGGAGCTGCCAAAGCAAGTTCAACAATCTGGCGAATTTCCGCGGTTTCCCCTACGTGCCGCCACCGCAGATGGCGATCTGAGGGGAAGATAATGGGGGAGCCGGTGGTGAGCATCTTCGACGAGACAAGCCAGCGCGCGGCCGTGGTCGCCGAAGCACGCAAGTGGATCGGTACGCCGTACCACAATTGCGCGGACGTGCGCGGCGCCGGCGTCGATTGCGGCATGCTGATCGTCCGGGTGTTCGTCGACACTGGGCTGTGTGAGGCGTTCGATCCTCGGCCTTACCCCTTCGACTGGCATCTGCACCGCAGTGAGGAACGCTATCTCGGCTTCGTTTTTGACCGCACTGCGGAAGTGACCGGGCCGCGGCCCGGCGACGTTGTCGTGTTCCGCGTCGGCCGCTGCTACGCGCACGGCGGCATCGTGAGCGCCCCCGCACCGTTGACGATTGTACACGCATACTTTCCTGCCCGGCGCGTGATCGAAGACGTTGTCGGCCGCGACAGCGCACTGTCGGAGCCGGCGCGGCAGCCTCGCTTCTTCAGCCCTTGGGCGAGGAAGCCATGAGCGGCGCTCTTAAATCTCTGTTCGGCGGCAATCAGACGACAACAACGCCGGATTATACCGGGCTGCAAATCCAGACCGCGGTCAACACGCTGCCGATCCCGATCGTTTGGGGGATGTCGAAGCTCGCGGCCAATATCATCTGGTACAACGACTTCAGTACGAACTACGGCAGCAGCGGCGGCAAGGGCTCGCTGTTCAGCAGCGGATCGAGCGAAACCACCTACGCGGCCTCAGTCATCCTCGCCCTGTGTGAGGGCCCGATTACCGATATCAGCAGCATCTACAGAGGCCAGTCGATCTACTCGCTCGCGGGCCTGGGCCTCTCGCTGTTCACCGGCACGGACCCACAAAGCCCGTGGAGCTACGTCACTACCAATTATCCGTCTCAGGCGCTGGGCTACGAGGCCACCTGCTATGTGGCAGCGGCGAACTATGCGCTCGGCGACAATGCCACGCTCGACAACCACAATTTCGAAATCCAGGGGCTGCGGTACGGCAGCGGCTACGGGCAGACGACGGCCGCAACCTATATTGCCGATGTCTACTCCAACATCGCCACCGGCTTCTACAACGCGGTCGCGCCGACGACCGCCTATTTCGATGCCGACCCGGCGCTCTGCGTCAGCGACTTTCTGACCAACGCGCAGTACGGCGTCGGCTTACCCGGCGGCTCGATCGACGCCACCACGCTCTACACGCAAGGCGGCGGGAACGACGCGTCGTATCAGACTTATTGCCGCGCGCTCGGGTTGGCGCTGTCGCCGTGCCTGACCGATCAGGAACAAGCGTCGTCGATCCTTCAACGATGGCTGCAGCTGACCAACACCGCGGCGGTCTGGTCGGGTGGCCTGTTGAGGTTCATTCCCTATGGGGACACCCCGATAGCCGGTAATGGGGTGACGTTCACGCCCAATGCGACGCCGATTTACAATTTGGACGACGACGATTTCAAGGTCGAGAACAACGAAGACCCGCTGCAAGTTTCGCGCACCGATCCATTCGAAGCCTATAACGTCTGGCGGCTGGAGTGCGCCGATCGCAACAACGCTTACAATCTGACGACGATCGAATCGCGCGATCAAAATGCGATTGAGCTGGTCGAACAGGCGACCGGCTCGAATGGCATGCGCATTGGCCCGACCGTGACGGCGCATGAAATCTGCGACATCGGCGTCGCGTCTATCTCCGGTCAGCTCATGTTGCAGCGCGCAGTCTACATCCGCAACACCTACAAGTTCCGCCTGTCCTGGGAATATTGCCTGCTCGATCCGATGGATCTGGTCACCGTCACCGACGCAATTCTCGGGCTGAGCAACGCCGCGATCCGCATCACCGAAATCGAAGAGGATGAGAATGGCTTTCTCAGCGTGACCGCCGAGGAATTTCCGTTGGGCATCGCCACCGCCACTCTTTATCCGACACAAGGCGTGACCAACAACCCGATCTCGCGTGCGACGCCGGCCGATCCTGTCAACGCGCCGATTGTCTTTGAGCCGCCATCCTCGCTTGTTGGCGCTACGCCTCAGGTGTGGATCGCGGCGTCCGGCGGCTCCGGGGGCGTTGCCGACCCGAACTGGGGCGGCTGCAATGTCTGGGCCTCGCTCGACGGCACCTCGTACAGTCAGATCGGGGCGATCGGCCAGCCGGCGCGGATGGGCACGATCACCGCGGCGCTGCCACCGTTTACGGGCACCAACCCCGACACGACGGACACGCTGGCGGTCAATTTGGCCGAAAGCGCCCGCGTGCTGTTGAGCGGCAGTGCGGCGGATGCTGCGCTCGGCAATACGCTCTGCATCGTCGATTCCGAGCTCATTTCCTACGAGACCGCGGCGCTCACGTCGCCGAACCATTATTCACTGACGACGCTTTACCGCGGGCTCTACAACTCAGAGATTGCCGCGCACTCTTCGGGGGCGCCATTCGCACGGCTCGATAATGCGATCTTCGAATACGATCTGCCGCCGCAATATATCGGCCAAACGCTTCATCTGAAATTCCAGTCGTTCAATGTCTTTGGGGGCGGCGTCGAGGCTTTGTCGTCGTGCGCGACCTACACCTACACGCCCACCGGCGGCGGCCTGGAACACCCCATCGCCGAAGCGATGTTGACCACAAGCGCGCTCGACTTCGGTTCGGTGGCGGCCGCGCCCGGAGTTGAGGACGATTTCGGACGCTCTCTCATTCTGGCCCTCGAGTTCGACGTTGACCTCGGCGCCGTATAGGACGCACAGCACATGACCACAGCCGTTCAACTCCAATTCCGGCGCGGTACACAATCGCAGATGGCTTCCTTCACCGGGGCGGCCGGCGAGACGAACGTTGACACCACCAACAATCGCATCGTGGTGCAGGATGGCACCATAGCCGGCGGCTGGCCGGCGGCGCGGTTGTCTGAGATCGGCGGCGGCTTTCTCAATAAATTCCGTAACGCAACGATGGACGTGTGGCAGCGCGGCACGGCCGCGCTGACCGCGACGACATCGGGGGCTTACACAGCCGACGGATGGATCGTGTTGCCGACTGGCGCGAGCGTTACCGCGGCGCAAGCGGGCGGGCGGCTCGTCACCAAGAACAGCCTGCAGGTGACTGGTGCCTCCTCCGTTACCGATCTGATCATCAAGCAGCGGATCGAGAGCCTGATGGCGGCCGCGTTTTGCAGCCAGACAGTGACGGTGCAGGCGCAGATCTACAACGGCACCGGCGGCTCGATCACGCCAAAGCTGACGGTGAACCGCCCAAGCGCGCAGGACAATTACACATCGGTGACCGCCGACGTGAGCGCGGTCAGCCTGCAGGCATGCGCCGCCGGCGTCTGGACGCTCGTTTCATACACTTTCGTTGCGAACGCCGCGTCCTACAACGGAATGGAGATCACCTTCGACTTAGGCAACAATTTCGGATCGTCCGGCAAGTTGCTTCAGATCACGGAGTGCGATGTCCGGGTCACAAACGGCGTTCCATCCGGCCAGCAGACGCCAGGCAACTTCATTCCGTCGCCGGAGCTGCGGCCGATCCCGGTCGAGTTGCAGTTCTGCCAGCGGTATTTCGAGACTAGCTACGACATCGGCACCGCGCCCGGGACGGCAACTAATAATGGTTCTGACCAAATTTATCTGAGCTTTTCGAGTGGTGGCGGAAGTGCCTGTGGCGCGCAGGCCAAGTTCAAGGTGACAAAGCGCGTCGACCCGACTTCGATCACTCTTTATTCGACGCATAGCGGCGCTTCGGGCAAGATTTTTGATTCCGCCAATTCCGCCGACGTTACCGGCAACAGTGGCTCACCAGGGCAAGGCGGGTTCTTCTGGTACGGTTCGCCAAGCGTCAATGGCAGCATCGATCTGCTTGTGCATTGGGCCGCCAGCGCCGAGCTCTGAACGCTCTAAGCCAAAAATTAAAAGGCTTGTCATGCGAGCAATTCTCGCCGCGATGTTGCTTTGCCTGTGCGCTGGCGCGTACGCGCAGACCGGTATTGCATCGATCTACAGCTACGGCCGCGTCACTGCGTCCGGCGAGCGCTTCGATCCGCATCGGCTCACGGCCGCGCATCGCACGCTTCCGTTCGGAACGCTGGTCAAGGTCTGTCGCGTCGGCTCGGGACGCCGAAGCGAAGCGAAGGCGCCCGGCAACTGCATCGTGGTGAGGATCAACGATCGCGGACCGTTCGTGCGCGGCCGCATCATCGATCTGACGCCGGCCGGCGCCCGCGCGCTCGGCTTCTCTGGGCTGGCGCAGGTCACGGTCGAGCCGCTCGCCTGGACGCCGCGGCATGGCGACTTCGGTTCGTTCTGACGGAGCAGGAATGTGAGTGCTTCAGCCGCCTTGGTTTTCATCGGTTGGGATGGGTGTCTGCTCGCCGCGGCTGGATTTGTCCTCATTGCGCTCGGCGATGTGTTTTCGGTGTTCTCGGATCGGGTTGCTGAGCGTGCATATCGTCCGCCGCTCGCTTGTGCGGTGATCAGTATCATCCTGCTGACGCTCGGGTTCTTTCTCGGGACTAACTGAAAAGGCGGGACGGTTGTGGCTGCGGCTGGGGCTGCGATGCGACCGCCCTTGGCGTGGCGCGCGCGTGCGCTCGAGTTTTCAATACCAAACGCGATCTGCGTGCAGCGCACCAGGCGCTGCAGCGGGTCAAACGAAAGTCGGCAAAAACAAAGGGGCTCATCACCATGACCACCATCATCGATACCAATCACGACACGACACCGCACCTCGCCGCTTTGAACATGAGCGGCATCAAGACGATCATCCGCTATGTGTCGCCGATCAATTCGCGCGGCGAAAAGTGCATCAAAGCGCTGGAGGCAAAGGCGCTTGCGGCGGCCGGGCTGCGGCTCGGTCTGGTCTGCGAAGGCTGGGGCGATTTTGCGCATGGCGGCATTTCCGCCGGGGCGGGCGAACGCGATGGCGCGTGGTGCACGGAATATGCCGCGACGCTCGGTGCGCCAGCCGGCGCGGCGATCTTTTATGCGGTCGATACCGATGCCAGCGCCGGCCAGGTCAAGAGGCTGGTGCTGCCGTATTTCCAATCGATCCGCGCCAAGCACGAGGCTGCGGCGACCCAATATCGGATCGGCGTTTACGGCTCCGGCGATGTGCTGACGGCGGTCCTCGGCGCCGGTTTGGCCGACCTCGACTGGCTGTCGTGTTCGCTCGGCTGGAGTGGTTCGCGCGCCTATCTGGCGAACATAAAACCTGCGTTGACGCAACATGCGCCGAAGACGCTCTGCGGCATCGACTGCGATCCGGACGATGCCGAGGGCGAGTTCGGTGAATTTGTGCCGTTCGCGCCCTCCGTCGCATCCGCGGCAAACGATGACGGCGGCGGCGACGTTGGGCCGCTGCCTGCGGATGCGGCCGAGCCGCCGTCCCATATTCAGCCGCCGACCACACCGCTGCTCAATGGGCTGCTGGCCGAAATCGGTCATCTGATTGGCCGGCCATCGGCCTGATCCCCAGCTTTTCTCACCCCGCACAGGAGGACTGCTATGAGCAACACGCCAGCGTTCGATAAACAAAAGGCCGAACGGGAAATCTCTTGGCTCGGGGCCCGGCTGCGCGAGCCGTCGACCTATGCCGGCATCGCCGTCGTGCTGGCGGCGCTGCATTTCGGCAACGCCGGCGACTGGGTTTCGGCGATCACATCGATCGGCACCGGGATTGGCGGCCTCATCGCCATCGTGCTGCCGGAGGCGAACCGGCCGCGCGGCAATAACGGTGGTGCTGCCGGCCGCGCCCTGGTGCCGCTGTTGCTATGCGCTGCCGCCGTGGCTTTTTTCGGCGCGGCGCCCGCGCTGGCAGCAACCAAGCCCCTGGTTCACCGGCCGGCGATGGTGGCAAGTACCAAGCCGTCCGTAACACAGGCGCAGCAGAATCCGCTGATCGTCGTGCGCCAGTTCACCATCGCGGATCTGCAGGCCGCGCTCGCCGATGCCCGGGCGCAGTCGCCGCCCGACACCGTTGCGGTGAATTGCTACACGGCACTGATTCCGTTTGTGCAATCGCAGGCGCAAAATCCGCTGCCGGCCGGCGCCGGCGTCTTTCAAGCACTGCAGAAGGCGCGCGATGCCAAGGCGTATCTCGCCAACATTCAGTCGCCGACCGGGCCGCTGGCGAGCCTGAATATCGCCTGCGCGCCGCTCGTACTCGATGTGCAAAACACTTTGGTGACACTTGGCGTTTCGATTGGCGTCATTGCTAATCCGGCCGGCGCGGCCGCGGCGGTAAGCGGCCTGCCGGCGGCTGTCGCGGCGTTTCTCGGGCTGCACCCGCTGTGACTTCCGCGCATTTGAAAAAGTCCAAAGTGAGGGACGGCCATGGCCGGTAAACTTGACGAAATCAGCGAGGCGATAGGACGCCTTCGCGCTAGCGTCGCCGACATCCAAAAAAGAATGGAAGAGAATCGCAAATTGCAGGATCGCCGCCATGCGGACAACAGTGCGGCCTTACGCGATCTCGGCCAGAAGCTGGACAAGCACGCCGCCGCCGTCGACGTCATCCGGCCGACGGTCGCCGCGCTTGCCCTGTCGCGCTCGCGGCTCGCGACATGGGCGTCTATCGGTCTTGCTTCCGTCGCGGTTCTGGGATGGATTATCGAAGGAGCTGTAAAGTGGGCGGTTTCCTACCTGCTGTCGCACACTCATTGAGGACGGCGCGGTTAAAATTCGTTAGCCAATCCGGGTTCCGTTCGCGGCTTGGCCGGTTTGGTGCAGGCGATTACCTAAAAGTTTACGAAATACCGCAAACGGATTAGCAACAATGTGCCGGTAAAAACACGTACGCCCGCCAAGGGACGGCGCGGGGGGACGTGCAGTGCCGATCTTCGCCAATCCGAACTTCCTGATCAACTTGCCGACGCTGTGCGCGGTCACGGCATTCATCACCGTGATCAGCGGTGCGCTGATGCTGTTCTCATGGCTGCAGAACCGCAGCGAACCGGCGCTGGCGCTATGGGGCATCGGCTATCTTCTCGGCACAGTAGGCGCGGCCTGCCTCGTGCGCAGCTCGACGGACGTACCGGCGTGGTCGGTCTGCGTCGGCAACGCGCTGCTTTGTTGCGCATACGGCACGATGTGGGCAGGCGCGCGCAGTTTCGAGGGCCGCCGGCCGCGGCTGCCACTGGTCGTTGGCGGCGCCGCCATCTGGTTTGCCGCCTGCCAGTTCCCCGAATTTTATCAATCGACCGAGGCGCGCGTGACGCTCGCCTGCCTGATCTTTGCGAGCTATTCGCTGCTGTGCGCGCGCGAGATGTGGTATCCGCGCGACCGCGAACTCATCTCGCGCTGGCCGACGCTGGCGCTCGCCGTCATCCATGCCGGCTTCCTGTTGACGCGCATCCATTATGTCGGGGCGTTCCAGGCGATGTCCGCCGCGCATCCGGTGCAGAGCGTCGGCTTGTTTGTGTTGGCGTTCGAGACACTGTTCGCAGCGTTCTGCCAGGCCTTCCTGCGCATGGGCATGGCGAAGGAGCGCGCGGAGCTGGCGCAGCGGCGGGCGGCGCTGACCGACCCGCTGACTGAAATCGCCAACCGGCGGGCGTTCTTCGAACTCGGTTCGCCGCTGTTGAAACGCACGCTCGCCGACCGCCGCGCGGCGGCACTGCTGCTGTTCGACCTCGATCGCTTCAAGGATGTCAATGACACGGCGGGGCACCAGGCCGGCGACGAAGTGCTCAAGGCATTTTCGCGGTTGGTCGCCGAAGCGATTCAGCCAGGCGATTTGTTTGCGCGGCTCGGCGGCGAGGAATTCGCCTGTCTTTTAGTCGATGCGCCGATGGCCGAAGCTTTGCGGCTTGCCGAGCGCGTGCGCGGCAGGTTCGAGGCCATGCGCTTTGCCGGATTGCAGACCGACACGACGGTCAGCGTCGGCGTCGCCATGGCGGGCGACAGCACCGGCCGCGATCTGTCATCGCTGCTCGGCACCGCCGACCGCGCGCTCTATCGCGCCAAGGCGGAAGGCCGCAATCGCGTCGCGCCGGCGCCGCTGGTTCTAGTCGAACGCAGCGCCGATGGCGCGCGCCAAGGCGCGGCTCAAGGCTTGGCTCTCGGCGGTGCGGCCGC